TTAACATGCTTTTAAGTATACTGATTATTATTGCTTTCATTTAGTCTCCTTATTTTTACAACATTTACATATTAACTCTTTTTTTGGATGAGCCATCTTTTCCAAAGCTTTTATTCTTTTTTCATGATTACTAGCTAAAACACTATCATCTTCTTTAATAATCATTTTCATAACAGATTTTATAACAGTCTTTATAACTAACGCTTGTATCATTTAATCATACCAGCTTTCATCATCATCTAAATATATGTCAAATAACTCAAATTTACCAAGCCACCAGAGACCTCCAAAAAAGACTATTATAAAGCCTAATATGAAGTACCCTAGTCCCATCATTGCTAGCCTTTAACCTTTCCATAAAGTGTCATTAATCCAATTATTATAGCAATTGATAATGATATAAAGGTTAATAATGGATTAAAATAGTTAGAATAACTAATTATTGTAGACAAACAAGTCCAGCTTACTCCTATTTCTGGGTTATTTGCTAAAATTCTTAAAGTGTCTTTCATTTAATACTTTCTATTATCATTCTTTTCTTGCATTCTTAAAAATTTATCTTTTAATCCATTGCCGCTTAATTTAGCTATTACTTCTACTAATGTTTTATAACTATTTTCAATGCCTTTTTGTTCTAGTTGCATTTTTTTTTGTTGGTCAATTAACTTGACTAAAATGCCTTCAACTCTTCCAAAAGATTCTCTAAGCTCCCTTGTTAATTCATCTTGAATAAACTTAGTTGATTTCCATATATAAAAACCCATAGCAATAGAACCTGCAACAGCTATACCATACCTATCTAATACTTGAAACCAATCCATAGCATACCCCTTTATATTTAAAAATCTTGTGGAATTATTCTTCCAGTAGAAACATAACCGCTTTTAGCAAACTTTTTAGCTTTTCTTAATTCTTTATCGTATAATTGGTCAAAGTATTCTGCACTTTGTAAATCAAGATTTCTAGGGTCTCTATAACCCATAGCTATAGCTTTATTAACTATAGTTTTATGATACCTTGAATTAATCTCAGTCCATTGACTGGTAACGCTAGTTAAATCAACGTCACATATTATACTTTCATATCTAACAGTCAAACCTTCAGTAACTGCTTTCCAATCATCTGTAATACCATCTATTGTTCTAGAAGTTTTTTCTACAATACCTAGTTTTGTATCGCCAGATACAATATCAACAAACCAAGCTCTTTTTATATTTTTAGCCATTATACTGAATCCTTAATATTTAAAGTTCCTTGTAATCTAGAAGCTTTTATTTCGTTACCTGAATCACCTATCCATACATCTAATACTTTTAATATTTTACCATCTGCAGCTAAATCTCTATCATATAACAATGTATCTGCGGATGTGCTAAATGTAGTTTGAGTTCTAACCATTTCTGTATCTTGACAAAAATCATCTTTAGCTTGATTTAAAATCATTAGAGCTTCTGTTTCACCTATATGAGGATGATGCTGTTGTAATAACTCTATCATTTTTTTAGCAGTCATTATTCACCTCCCGTTTCTTCTTGTTTAGGTACATATCTTTGCATTTCATTTTGAAAATCTTTTTCTAAAACTCCCATTTGACCTTGTATCATTTGCATAAGTTCCATATCTTCTTCATCTTGTACTTGGTTGCTTATATAAGCTTTAAGTATATTTATACTACTTTTTAAAGCTATTGCGTGCATTAAATTATTTGGCAAATACACTGCAGTATTTAAAGTAGATTCTGTTAAATCTGTTATATCTCCATCTGGACTACTTGATGTAACATATTGAAAATACCATATACGACCTTTCTGGTCACTCCCAGGTTCAGGCATTATTTTAAGAGTAGCTGCTCCAGCATTAGCGCTATCTAAATGATATACTGGGCTATATGCTGTTGCATAATATATACTATTAGTATCTTGGGCAGAAGCAAAAGATGTTCTATCTAAAGGAGAACATTCTCTTTCTATACCGTTACTATCAGCATCAACTCTAGTAACTTTTAAAATTTTTCTATTTTCAACAAGCCATTCAGAATTAGATGTCAAAACACCTGGAGTTCTAGAATATTTAAATAACAAATCTTCAGGTAACATATCTGCTATTTCATTTATAGCAGAATTAATTAAATCACCTGCGTAAGCAGCTTCAGTTGAATAACCACTTCCTATTAAATCTGTAATTCTTTGACTTAAATTTCCACCTTGTACCATTATTTACCTTTTTTCTTATTCTTTAAGTTTAATTTTCTTCTAGTATCAGGTTTTTGTCCATGCCATGGATTGCCTATACTTCCAGAAAATACTGTTGCTAATTTTTTAGCCATTATTCTTCCTCCTCAGTCCAATCAGATTTTTTAAGCTCTGCTAATATTTCACTATGACTATAAATAGTTAATCCGTCAAAACAACTTGGAGTATCACCATTCCATTTTAATATAGCCTTACTGCCATCTAATGTTTTTCTTAGTGTATCCATAGATGATTGTATTGCACTATCTATCATTTCATCTGTTATATCAGATACATTTACTACAACCCATTTTCTATTAGAATAATCCATTATGGTGTATCTCCTTCTATAACAGGTTCTTTTCTAAAAAATGCTGGATTACCATTTATTTTTCTTAAAGTAATATTGTCCCAATATAAAATATCTCCACTATCAGGATTATTTAAAGCATTACCAAATAATTTACCTGATGTATCAGATGCTCCTGTTATTGTAACATTTGAAATATATTGCCATTGATTTGTCAATGATGAACTACCTTTTGTAAATGTATGAGCATAACCACCAAATGTTCCACCTGTAGTAATAAATGGTTCTAAATTACTTGCACCATTACTACTTGGAATATAACAATACGCTTCTATTAAATATATAGAATTTGTTTCAAGAGTAAAATTATCAGTTGTTTTAAATGCCCAATCATTTGTTCCATCAAATGTTGTTTTTAAAGAACCTGACCCTGAATGAACTATTGATGTTTCATGTGATACAGTTCCGCTACTATAATCATCCCAACCAGTAATATTTGAATCAAAATTAGGGTTTGTTAATATATTACTACCAACTGTTAAATTAGTTGAATCTGTCATAAGTGGATATTTATCTAAAGGATTATCACCCATTCTATACCAAGTCTGTAAATAATTAGATGCTACACCTTCTTTATGATTATAAGGCTCTCTACCATTGTATATGGTTTTAACTTGGCTAACAGATAATGTTGAATTATATATTGCTACTTCTGATATATTTCCATTCAAATAGTAAGAACTGCCTCTTGCTATATATTGTACAACTAAATCAGACCCAATAGTATTTCCAGTTATAGTTAATTCAACACCATTTTGATATGCTTTGCCTGAACCTGAACCATCCATACATATTGCAAAATGATTCCATTCACCTAATACTAAAGGGTCATCTGTTGTTGCCCATTGCATATTATCACCATCTGATGAACCTTCAATTATAATCCTATCATTATCAGTATCAATAGCTATTGTATTATAAAAAGCATCATCATTACCTAAAATAGGTTGCCAACTACCTGTATCCAATAGTTTTAACCAAAAAGTAAATGATACTGCACCACCATCAACATTATATGTTGTTTCAGGAAAATGTAAATAATCATCAGTACCATCAAATGCTACTGAAAACTCATCTTTGAATTTACTTCCACTTGACAATGTTGCTATTCTTCTATTTAAAAACATTAATCTTTAACTATGCCAATTTTCATTTTTATAACACCTGTACCTGATGGAGTATAATTACCACCACTTCTATTTATTAGATAACAAAAAAGACTTCTTGTAGTTGAAGCAGCTTTAACCACTAATCCTATATTAGATTTTGTTGCCATTTCATTTGTACTTGGAGACATTACACTCCAATTGCTAACTGTTGTAGAACCTAAAAAATCTTGTACCTCTGTGTCGCTAATATTTATAGTAGCACCTTCATCTCCAGCTAAATTTGTATTATCTGATGTAAATACAACCTCCATTGCAGGTGACTCAACACTATCATCTAAATTGAAAATAACCAAAGATTGAATTATTGCTGAACCTCCTTTTACTGAAACTGCATTTGGTATTTCAATAGCTTGAGTTATAGAATTATTATTAGAAATAGTTTCTGCATCTGTAGTCATAGCTAAAGTGATAACATCTGTTTTTATATCATTTAACTTGTTATTATCTGATTTCATACCAGGTCTTAACTGTGTTACTGAATTACCAGCATGCGTTATTGTTAAATCACTCATTTTTCTCCTTTAAAATTTGTGTAAATGGGGCACAAGGCCCCATCTACGATTGTTAACCTAACTATTATGATGGGTCAGCACCTATACCTGCAATAGTAACATCAGAAAGACTAGGTCCCCCTGTATAATACATTACAGTCCAAGTTACAACAGCTGTTCCAGAACCACTATCTTTAGTTGTATTAAACTTAAGACCTGGTGACGCAATGCCATCAGAAACTTTATACAACTTAGTAGTATTCTGAGCTTGGTCAGCAATTACATCAGTAGCTATACTTTGAAATGTAGATTCATCATCTTGCACTCCATGTATAGAAGTATCTGCAACAACTGTACCTGTATTAGCTATATGCACCTGCAACATATAAGAACCAGCTTCAGCTAATTCATTTAAGTCGTCAGCTGCAATAGCAGAACTTGTAACACCAGCAGTTGTTCCTGAAGCTAAAGCTGCAGAAGCTTCTACCAGTTTTACCCAGCCATTTCCCATGTGAGTTTTAGTGAAAGCCATAAATCACTCCTTTCTTAAGAAAACTTCAAGATAGCGTGAGTTTCAGGTACACTTATTTCAAGACCAGCCTCTGTAATTACTTGGTCTTGTCTACCGTCTACACCATTATCTTGAACATTAGTTTCAATGAAAGTATCACGACTAACACCATTTCCCTGCAATGGTCTATATGCTACATTTTTCATGTCAACACAAACACAATAATCTTCAAACATACCTCTTAATAAAGGCTCTTGTACAAAATGAAGATTACCAAATATTGTATTAACCATTGTAACTGAATGACCAAAAGCGCCAGGAACAGTAGCAACATCTAGTTTATACTGAGATGAACCAACTGTATTGTTCAAGAAAGAACCACTACCTAATTTGTTTAAGTAAGTAATTACTTTTCTAGAAGCTAATACTAATTTATCGCCACTATTACCAGACTCAGGAGCGAAGAAATCTTCCATCGCATCTAAGAAGGCATCATAACCAGAAGAACTATAAGACATATTATAGATTTTACCATACTGTTCAGTATAAGGTAATATACCCCAAGTTTGTCTTGTTGGAGCACCTGAACCAGTTTCATTAGAACTAGAACCTACACCAAACAACATAGCTTGCTCTATATCCATCTTATGTTCCATTAATTTATCTTGCCAGATTCTTTGAAATTCATTAGCAATTCCTCTGTATTCAGTAGCTAAAGAAGTTCCAGAAAAAATATTCATACCAGTTTTAAAGATTTGACAATATCCTTCTCTGTCATATAAATTATCTTCCCAACCAGCAGGAGTATCAGTTCCTTCAGCCCATGATGTGCCAATTACTTGACCTCTATCGCCATCTTTATATTCTACTGTACCAGCAGAGTCTGACCAAGCACTTGCAGCATATGCAGCACCAGTAGATGCATTATTAATTGCTAATACATCAGCTTCAACTGGAATTCCATTAGAAGCAGCTGAATCTAATCCAGATATTTTTAAAGTAACTCTAACATCTGTGTGAGATGCATCAGAGCCTGTAAAATCAGCTTCAGCTTCTACTACAATTACTTGTCCAACTAACAAATATTCAGGAGCAGTATCTGTTCCTGTTATTTTTCCATATTTGTCATATTTGCATGTTAATGATAACTCAGAACTATTAGCAGGAGCAAAATCAGATAAAGCAGCGGTACCACCAGCTGTTTTAGTTAAATTTGCCCTTACTTCAAAGTTACGTCTTTGCCACTGGTGTCTCTGCTCTAAAAATTTAAATACAGGGTCATTAGTAGCTTTTTTTGCCACCTTCGATAAATATACGAAGAATGGACTTTGCATTGGTGCTAATTCAGCTACTCTTTCGCCAAAATTAAACTTTCTTCTAGCATCATCGATACTAACAGAAGAATTTAGCGTATTTCCAGCTGAACCAGACCATACTGTCGCGTTTGCCATCTGTTTCCATCCTTATTTATGTCCATCTTCAGCTGTCTAATTAGACCTTCGGGTAGGACAATTAATTAAAATTACTTCCAGGGATTTTTATTATTAAAATTCCCTACCATTGTGTCCATAATCTTATCTTCTAAACTTCGTCCATCATTATTTGCATTTCCAGAAGGCATTACTCCCATAGGAGATGGTACTTGCTGCGCATTTTGAACCTGTTTGAAGCTATCACTTGGCTGAGTAGGACTTTGATTATTAATAGAACCTGACTCAGTTAATTGATATAGTTTAACAAGATTATCAACAGTTAAAGACTCGGGATTAGACATTTTTTGAACAAAATCATTAGCTTGCTCTTGACTAAAGCCATAATGACCAGTAACATAATCTTTTACTTCATTAGTTTGTTGTTGTTGAACTCTGTAAGCTTCTGCTCTTTTAGCATTATTAACTCTTTCTTGTTCAATTTTGTCAAACCTTTCTTGAAGTACAGCATTATCATACTGTGTCTTTAAAGCATTATATTCAGTCATATTATCACGCCATTGGTCATGTTCATCTAAATATCTAGCACTTTCAGAGTTAGGGTCTGCGTAAGCATCCTCTCTACTAAAATTCCTAGGTCTTTGAGGTTTTTCAGGTGGTGCAGGAAACTCTTCAACTTGTTCTTGAACAGGAGCTTGAGGTTGAACAGGGGCTTGAGTTTGTTGAGCCATAGACTCTTTTAACTTAGCATTTTCACTTTTAAGCTTATCTGCTTGAGATTGCCAATATTGATAACGAGTTTCATCGTTATTATTATCAACTACAGGTTTACTTGTTTCTTGAGCAGGTTGTCCAGTTTCTGGAGCTGCTACTTCTTCACTACCTTCATTACCAGATGTAAAAGCACTTTCAACACTATCAGAGCCCTCATTTATATTGCCAAATACAGCTTCTTCTAACGAAGAATACTGCTGTTCATTTGTGCTTTCTTGAGGGGTATCTGTTTGTATATTTTCTTGTGACATTTATTTCTTCTCCTTTTTGCTGCCTCTTTTTCCACCAGAAGAGGGTGAGCTAGTTTTGTTAGCCGCATCTTTAATTTGCGTCTTAACGGTGGATAAGCTGTCATCAAGTCGTTTTTCATAAACCGTACCTGCCGCTTTAGCTTTATTACTAACTTGGTCAAGTTCGTTTTTAAACTTCTCAACTTCAACTCTTTTCCTAAGATTAACTGCTTCTCTATCTCTAGATTGCAGGTCACCTTTAAGTTTTTTAATTTCATCTTCTTGAGCTTGGACTTGTTGTTGCAACTTAGTAACTTCATCAATACGTTGCATAACACCTTCCATATCGAAAACTTCTGTTTTCTTTAAAACTTCATTTCTATCTATTAAACCTTTTTCATATGCATCCATATAAAATTCTAATTCTGCATATCTATTAGAAGGTAATGTAGAACCTGATACAACTATTACATCATATTTACCTACTGTTATATCATTAAAAATTTGTATTTCGCCTGTTTTATCATCAACTAATTTTCTATTAACAACGTATTCAGTTAATGAATTATTTGGTTGTATAACTCTAAATATTTTTTCACTAGTATATAGTTGTTGCATTAAAGGTATAGCTACTTGGCCTAATCTTGTTAATGCAGCTTCTATATCAGCTAATTTTGATTTCATTTTTCTTTGACCAAATTCATCTATAGATATAGTAGCTTTATATGTTTGTGGCGCAGCTTGCGCATTACCCATCATCATTTCATATAATCCTAAAGCATGGTCAATATCATTTTTAGCTGTTTGCTCATTTTGGTATAACTCATTAGGAAGAGGAGTGGGCTGAACTGGCATAGGAGGTCCATCAGTGGGGTCATAAGGAAGAGCTACTCCTGGTTGAGCCCATTTCTCTTCAAAATCTTTCATATCAACACTACCTTCAGGAACTAATATTTTAGTATTAGTACTTGTAGTAGCGTGAGCAATTATCAAAGAACGTGTTTTGTTTATATATTCTTGCAAAGGCTTTATTAACCTTACATCAGAAACAGGATAAGGTGTTCTAGTATGTATATTCATTACAGGTATTATTGGATAATGCTCTAATGGTAATATTCTAGTATAAAGTAAAGTATCACCTATTACAATACATAATTTTATTCTCGATACATTTACTTTAACAACATCTATTTGTCCTATTTCTATAAGTTGACCATAAGTCATTTCTTCGTAAGGAACTTCTTCTGGACCTTTTTCAGCAAAGCTTTGAATATCTTCATTTGAATAACCAGCTTGTTGCATAGCCATTAATTCTTTTTGATGAACTTCTTGAGCCCTCATATTCATTTGAGCGTATAAAGCTCCAGCTTTTTGTCCATCTGACATTATTTGCCCACCAATTATATAAGCTGGTTTTTGTAAATATTCTTCAAATTTATCATCAGTTAATAAATCTTCTTTACCAGAAAACTTTTCAAATATTCTAAATTCTTTCATATCTATTTTAGAATATCTTTCATAACCTCTTATATAATCTTGATTATTAACTCTTCCTACATCTTCTGGAAATTGAACCTCACCGTCATCTTCTCTATTTGTACCAGGAGCATTCCAATCATTAGCATTTCCATAAGCACCTTTAGAACTTGAATTTTCAATTTTCTCTTTATACATAGGCCATAGCTTTTTAGCTTGGTCTTTAGTAAACAATTTAGATATAATTATATTTTCAGCATCATCAAAAAACCTACTTCTACTATTAGGGTCTACATATACGTCTAATGGGTCTACATCATGAAAACATACTTCTCCTTTACCCATATCTTTAGACGAATCTTGATATACGTGAAGATAACCTACACCCATAACATAGTAATCATCTACTACTTGCCTTACAACACCTCTTCCATCTGATATATCGTACATATAAGCAAGCATATTGCTTATTACTTGCGCAATTTTATTATCTGAATCTTCTCTAGGAGCAGCTCTAAATGATGGTCTGTTAGAAGTTAACATTGCTTTTGCAGATTCAACTGCAGGGTGAACTCTATTTATAACAATAGGAGCTTGCCCTCTTGATTCTAATACTTCTCTTTGTTGCGTAGACCATTGTCTGCCTAGTCTAAATTCTTTATCTTCCTTGGCATGTTGAGCCCAGGTATCTCTTTTATGAGAATATTTGTCAAATATTTCTAAAGTATCATCTACGATGTTTGATTTATTTGATTTATTTGATTTTTTGTTATATTCCATCTGCTTAATTTACGAACTATAGTGTTAACCAATCAAGCTTTTTCTTAGGATTACGCCATTCATCATCAGATAACTTCTCAAATTCTTTTCTTCTACATGGTTTTGAACCATCTAAAGCTGTCCATATAGAATCCATTATATCATCGTGCTTTCCTTTAGGGTAAGATAAAAACTCTCCTTGAGCATGAGTATCTTGTGGTCTAAAGAAAAAAGTCCCTTTAGCAAATAAAGGAACTAAAGACAAAAGTCTTTCTGATTTAGCATTTCTAGGCTTTACTCCTGATTCAAGTCCTGGTATAAACAATCCTTCTGACTTCATTATTTCTCTTACTCCAGTTCTTAAAGCTTCTTGGTAACCTACTGTTTCGATTTTAACCCTTCTTGGTTTATATTTTTTATAGTAATCTATTATTAACTGTGGTTGCTGTGCTGGTGATATTCTATTTCTATAAATATCTACAACATATTTATTATTTTCATTATCAATAGCAATAATGGAGATAACAAAATAATCAGCCCTAGCAGACAAAGAGCTTGCAGGGTCAACTCCAGCATATAATTCAACAGGTTTAATTTTTTCATTTTCTAATCCCTTATTTTTAATTAAAACATTTTGACCTTGTATTCTATCATAATCCCAATGATGTATTTTAATCCAATCTGGTTGAAAAGGCGCATCATCAGGAGATTGTGCTATATTCATATATTCTTGGAAAAACCCATTAATATTTCCTACAGACTTAAATTCTTCTTTAATACTAAGTATTCTTTCTTTGGGGAATCTTTCAGGCCATATACTTTTTTCATCATCGTCCCAAATAGAAAACCAAAGAACATTCCATGCAGATGACTCTTTTGCCCAACATAAAAAACAATCTTCTGATATAACCGTTCCAATCATTGCTATTTTACCATCATCTGATAAAGAAGGTATAACAGCTTCTGTTAACCACTTTCTATTTTTAGCTCTTGCTTCTGGAGTAGCTGCATTTAACTCTGATTCAAAATCATCTACTACAATTAAATTAGGACGTGTATCTCCTTGCAAAAAACCCCTAACTCTTTGACCTGTACCAACGGCTACCATTCTAGTACCATTTGCCAATATAATATCAGTATGTGTCCATCTACTAGCTGTTTCAGGCCCCATATCTCCAAATACAGATTTAAATTGATTACTATAAGTTAAATGGTATTTAATTCTTGATAAAAAGTTAATAGACTGAGCTTGTGACTCGGATATAATAACTATAAATAAATCTTCATTACTTTTTTTAAATGCTGCTCTCCATAAAGGATAAATAAGGGTAGTAACTGTTGATTTCGCTGTACCCCTAGGAGCAGCGATAAGAACCCTGCGTTTTTCAC